CACCCCACCCCCCTGTTATACAGAAGTACCCCCCATAGGAGTCCCAACCTCCTGTTGCAAAACAATATTCTGTAACCTATACTCCGCCCAACACGGTATCACTACCTGCGAAACTATATGTCTGAAGTGCTGATAGAGCCGACCAAGGATCACCCTGTTCCGTATGACTTAGCGGAAGAGAAACCCGCGACTCTGCTTGATGAGATAGCAGTTGCTGGAAACACGGCAGAGCTACAGGAATCATTGGGTGCAGACTTCGACGTAACTGAAGGTGATACCCAGCGTGAGAAAGAGTTACTCGACGCAGTAGCTAACGCAAAGAAACCCTCCAACCTAACAAATCAAAGCACAGCTTTTGCTGCGGCAACATTTCTTCGTACCTATGGACAGCAGCTAGCGATGGATGCAGCCGAGGCGCGGGCCGCTATAACTAACAAGTTGATGGAGCTGGCTGACTGTGGTGACCCACGGTATGAGTTGAAAGCCTTAGAGTTACTAGGCAAGCACAGTGACATTGGTATATTCACTGAGCGTAGTGAGATAACGGTGAACTACAGTAGTCCAGAAGACTTGGAGAAAGCGATCAAGGATAGAGTGAAAACATTACTTAATGCTACGGTAGTAGATACAGTTCCCTTGAGTCAGTCTTTGGATGAAGAGTTAGGACTACTTGATGATGACGAGGAGGAAGACGAGGAAGACGAGGAGGATGAGGATGACGAGCAAGACATCGCCATTTGATAACATCTCTCTGAAGGACATACCGACTATACTTCCTATGTTGTCTGTGCCAGAACAAGAGAAGTTGTTAGCAGAGCTGAAGCATCTGGATAAGCTGAAGCAGAAAAAGAAAGCTCAAACCAAATTCATGGACTTTACGAGGCAGATGTGGCCTACGTTTATAAGCGGGAAACACCATGCGAGAATGGCTGAAGCGTTTGAAAGGGTGGCTCGCGGTGACTGTAAGCGCCTTATTATTAATATGCCTCCTCGTCATACTAAGTCTGAGTTTGCTAGTTACTTACTCCCTGCTTGGTTTCTGGGCCAGTATCCACACAAGAAGGTCATCCAAACCTCGCATACGGCAGAACTAGCAGTGGGCTTCGGACGAAAGGTTCGTAACCTCGTAGACCAGGAAGGGTATCAGAATATATTTCCAGAGTTACATCTGTCAGCAGACAGTAAGGCGGCAGGACGGTGGAACACCAGTAAAGGTGGAGATTACTTTGCGATTGGTGTCGGCGGTGCGGTNACTGGTAAAGGTGCGGACTTGTTGATTATTGACGACCCACACTCAGAGCAAGAAGCAGCACTGGCTGAGATTAANCCNGACATCTACGACAAGACTTACGAGTGGTATACATCAGGACCACGACAAAGACTNCAGCCTGGTGGTGCTATCGTAGTGGTAATGACTCGTTGGAGTCTGCGGGATCTGACCGCTAAAGTTATAAAAGCAGCCGCCCAGCGTGGAGGTGACGAGTGGGAAGTCATTGAGTTCCCTGCGTTGATGCCGTCAGGCAATCCGCTATGGCCTGAGTTCTGGTCAAAAGATGAGCTGTCAGCACTGAAAGAAGAACTACCGAACAACAAGTGGATGGCGCAGTATCAGCAGAACCCGACATCCGAAGTGTCTGCCATCGTCAAACGTGAGTGGTGGCAAGTGTGGGAGGAAGAAGACCCACCGCCTTGTGAATACATACTGATGGCGTGGGATACCGCGTTCGAGAAGAACAGTAGGGCTGACTATTCAGCTATGACGGTATGGGGTGTGTTCTACCAACCGGACGATGCGGGAGTGACCCAGGCTAATATTATAATGCTCAACGCCTTTCGAGACAGGATGGAGTTTCCGAAACTTAAGAAGGTGGCGATAGAACAGTACGATAACTGGCAACCGGACTCATGTATTGTGGAGAAGAAAGCATCAGGCGCACCACTCATCTACGAGATGCGAGCAATGGGTATTCCTGTACAGGAGTTTACGCCGACGCGAGGGAATGACAAAATAACAAGACTTAACTCAGTGTCTGATCTGTTTGCATCTGGTATGGTGTGGGCACCTAACAAGCATTGGGCTGAAGAGGTTATTGACGAGGTTGCTAGTTTCCCGGCGGGGGAGCATGATGACTACGTTGACTCTGTGTCATTGGCACTTATGCGGTTCAGAAAAGGTGGGTTTATAAGATTGCCTTCAGACCAAGAAGATGAAGAGCAATACTTCAAGCAACGTAGAGGCGGGTACTACTAATGGCTATTGAAAAAGGATTGTACGCTATGCCAGAGGGCATAGAAGAAGAAACAAGCGAGTTGGAGATTGAAATCATTGATCCAGAGATGGTGACCTTAGACGACGGCTCCGTAGAGATTACGATTGTACCTGACGANATGGANACAGATATTGCCAACGCACCGTTTGATGCCAACCTTGCTGAGTACATGGATGACGGTCAGCTAACNGAGTTGTCNGCTGATTTAGTTGCTGCGGTAGATGATGACATAGGTTCACGTCGTGATTGGGCTGAGACTTTTGTAAAAGGGCTTGAAGTCCTAGGGTTTAGCTACGAAGACAGAACTGAGCCGTGGGAAAACGCCTGTGGTGTATATAGTACAGTATTAGCAGAAGCCGCTATTCGATTCCAAGCGGAAGCAATGAGCGAGACGTTCCCAGCAGCCGGTCCAGTGAAGACTCAGATTTTGGGAGAAATTACCCGCGAAAAGGAAGATGCGGCCTTACGCGTCAAAACAGACATGAATTACGAGCTTACAGATGTGATGGTCGAGTATCGCCCTGAACACGAACGTATGCTGTACAGCTTAGGACTAGCAGGGTCAGCCTTCAAGAAGGTCTACTANGANCCTAACATTGATCGTCAGATCGCTATTTATATCCCCGCAGAAGATATGGTTGTTCCTTATGGCGCTTCTACCTTAGAAGCAGCGGAACGTGTTACTCATATCATGCGTAAGACCAAGAACGAGATGGTCAAACTGCAAGCATCGGGGTTCTACAGAAACGTAACATTAGGCGATCCGGTTGCATTCTCCACAGATATTGAAGAAGCCAAGGCTGAACAGGCGGGAATGTCGGTTACATCCGATGATCGGTACGCTGTGTACGAGATTCATGCAGATTTAGTGCTAGATGAAGTCGATGGAGAGGTTGTTGACGACGAAGATGACCTACAAGTAGCCAAACCTTACGTGGTTACCATCGAAAAAGGTACAGGAACGGTACTTGCGGTACGTAGAAACTGGAACCCTGACGATTCTTTGACGCTCAAGCGTCAACATTTTGTCCATTATGTCTATGTTCCAGGTTTTGGCTTCTATGGCCTAGGTTTGATACACATTATTGGTGGTTATGCAAGGGCTGGAACGTCATTAATCCGTCAATTAGTTGACGCTGGCACACTTTCTAACCTACCGGGCGGCTTAAAATCGCGTGGGATGCGCGTTACAACGGGTGATACCCCCATAGGGCCGGGTGAATTCAGGGATGTGGACGTACCGAGCGGATCAATACGGGATAATATCCTACCATTACCCTATAAAGAGCCAAGTCAGACGTTACTTGCGCTATTAGACAAGATCACAGAGGAAGGTCGCCGTCTTGGAGCGATCTCTGACATGAACATCTCCGATATGAGCGCAAATGCGCCAGTTGGAACAACATTAGCTCTACTTGAGCGTACATTGAAGCCGATGGCAGCGGTACAATCCCGCGTCCATTACGCGATGAAGCAGGAATTTAAGCTTCTTAGAGCGATTATGGCTGAATATGCGCCCTTAGAGTACGGTTATGAGCCTGATCGTGGTACACCCCGCGCCCGCCAAGCGGACTATGCCACGGTGGAAGTAATTCCTGTCAGCGACCCCAATAGCAGCACGATGGCACAACGAGTTGTGCAATACCAAACCGTGTTGCAGATGGCACAGGCCACCCCACAAATCTACGATCTACCCCAGTTGCACCGTCAGATGATCGAAGTGCTAGGGATCAAGAACGCAGACAAGTTAGTACCCACTGATGAGGATATTAACCCAATAGATCCAGTCAGCGAAAATATGGACGCACTGGTAGGCAAACCTATAAAAGCTTTTATCTTCCAAGATCATCAGGCGCACATTACTGCACACGAAGCCTTCCTTGCTGATCCACAGATTGCAGCACTTATTGGGCAAAACCCTATGGGTCAACAGATTGTTGCTGCCCTTAGAGCGCACATTGCCGAGCACATGGCCTTCTTATATAGGCAGCAGATGGAACAGAAGTTAGGTGTAGCACTACCACCACCGGGCGAAGAACTACCTGAAGAAGCGGCTAATTTATTGGCACAAACTATGTCTCAGGCTGCAATACAACTAACACAACAGAAACAACAGCAAGCGGCCCAGCAACAGGCACAACAGCAAGCACAAGACCCTGTGTTCCAAATGAAACAAGCAGAGCTACAGCTTAAGCAAGGTGAGTTACAACGCAAAGCAACTAAGGATGCAGGAGACTTAGCGATAGACCAAGAGCGATTAGACCTTGATAAGCAAAAAGCAATTATTTCTGCGACTAACGAAGCAGCAAGAATAGACGCAACAGTAAATCAAGCGGATCAAAAAGCTGATATAGATGCCGCTAAGACACTGCTTACTATGACTAAGACCGAAGTAGAGACACAACGAACGAGAGCCGAAGCAGAACGAGATAGAGATGAAGCCCTACGTGATGACCGAGAGGATAGATAATATGAAAGGTGTTAATCATTACAAAAGAGACGGAACTTTGTTTAAAGGCAATACACACAAGATGTCTGATGGCACTTTGCACAGTGGGAAAGCCCATACTAAAGGTAGTGTGAAGCTATTCCATTTAAAAGAGTTATCCGCTACGGCAAAAAAGAAAGCTAATAAGAGGTAGCAAGTAATGGCTAAAACCGTCTTTGACGTGCTAACAGATAAACTTACAGACCATAAACGGTCTAGCGAAGAATTTGTACGATCCGGTGCAGCTAAAGACTATGCCGCGTATAAAGAAGTGTGTGGTGTGCTTCGGGGTCTGGACACCGCGCTACGTGAAATAAATGACCTCTCGCGTAATCCGAGGAAGAAATGGATGCGTACATCCCGAAACCTGTAGGTTACCGAGTGCTTATAGCTCTCCCAAATGTAGAGGAAACCTTTGGAGACAGCGGTCTTATTAAAGCAGACCAAACAAGGCGTGAAGAGTACATTCTTTCTACTATAGGAGCTGTAGTAGATATGGGTGACGAGGCTTACAGCGACAAAGAACGATTCACAAACGGACCGTGGTGTAAGGTTGGGGACTATGTAATGTTCCGAGCTAACACTGGAACACGGTTCAAAATAGGCAACCAAGAGTATCGTTTGATGAACGACGATTCTATTGAAGCGGTTGTCGCTAATCCGAGAGCTA